CCCGTTTATGGCGATGTTCTTGGCGATGTTGAAGGCGATGTTGTAGGCGATGTTGAAGGCAGTATTTTAGGCGATGTTGTAGGCACGGTTTGTGGCCATATTGGTGGCGATGTTTTTGGGGATGTTGAAGGCAGTATTTTAGGCGATGTTGCTGGCAATGTTGGTGGCAATGTTGGTGGGGCCGTTGAAGGCAATGTTTTAGGCGCTGTTAGAGGTGATTTATGCAGGGTTTTTGGATTGAATTTACAGATGGTTACAGCGGATATTGTGAGGGCGGGAGCGCCTATGATGCGGTACAAATTGCGGAGAAAATTACAGGCAAGACGGCAACCATGTATCTGAAGTACACTATACTTATTTGACTGGAGAATAACCATGAATAAAGAATATACAATTGCAGTTTATGATATATTGTTCTATCGTGTTGATGAAGATTTCAACGAAGAATTAAACAAAGACGGTTCTATAAAACTATACAGGGCTGAAGAGTATGACTGTAGCTACTTGGCTGAGGACGTAGAGCTTGATAACCTCGAAGAAGTATCGGAAATAGAGGGGAATAACTATGGAATTTAAAACATTTGAAGTCTCAGAGTTCTACGATATGATAGACTATGCCATCCACAGAGGCTTAACATTTGAGGCTACTGTCTGTAGTAACAAAGCTCGTAAAGTTTATATGATTGAATTTACCGGAGGTTATTGATGCAGCTACCGACTGAAGAAGAATTTAAAGAGACTTGTGCCGAGCATATGTGGTGCTTCACTATGGAGCCTGACTTAAATAAAGCGATGGAGGGCCTGAAGACTTATCACTATATACAAAAAGTTATTAAGCTAGGCGGTGGCAAGTACAAACAGATTCATCGTCGAAGCTTTGAAGCTTGGATGGATAAGACTAAAGCGAGGTTACACGATGACTAAAGACGAGGCGGTGTTAGCTGCTATGGAGCAGGTATGGAAGGATATGAGAGACGGCGAAGGCCAGCCGCTCTATGATTTGCTACAACTTATACCACTTAAAGAACTAATCGGTTACTTAGATGAGGCAGAACGACATGAAAAGCTCAGATATAATTGAAGAAGGCAATGTTTTATGGCGTGTAGATTTACTTGGAGAGTTTGATGCTGCTACCTACTGCTTCAGCCTTGAAGAAGCCCACAAGATAGGCGCTATGTATAACACACCCTATATAGTATCTATGATTAAAGATGACAAACTAAAGGATATAAAGCCATGACTTATAAATTAACAGGTGACAAATTAGATTTTTACAATGTGCTACATAACTTAAACATCGTAGCTGAATCTGTTAAGTATGACCCAATCTTTGAGCCAACCGATGAGGAAACTAAAGAGCTAGATGATATATCTTTAAGGATTATGGAGCTGCTTATTGTATCAGAGTATAATAATTAAATACAATTACTTAATGACTTATAAGTTAGTAAGTTCTTACGAACTAACTTATAAGACATTAAGTTATTGTAACACATTTCGACAGCGATGTCAAGTAAAAAAACACTTTACTATTAACTAAGTATGTAGTATAATATACATTAAACTAAACCAGAAGGTACTAACTATGGAAACTTTATTTAACTTAATCGCAAAAGCCACACACTATACAGCATTTAGCGGTAAGAAAAACGGCATGGTATTTGGAAAGTCTTTTATTGTACGGAAAAGAAAGTCTAAGAATCGCTTCGAGCTTAGCAAGGGAGAATGCTTTAACATCTTCCACTGTTATAAGTGGGCATTCTATGTTCAGCATAGCAAGTCTCGAAGCATTAGCTTTAAAAACATCAAAGATATTAACGGCACTGAAGGAGTTGCAGCATGAATGCTATCGTAAATATGTTTAAGAATACATCCGACATGACAGAGCTAAAGCGTAGTGGCTACGGCGAGGCAGGGTTCGAGATAGGCGAAGCTATCCTGCAGTATCATACTCAAGCCGCCAGTGTACAGAACACTACCAAGAAAGTAATCTACCGTGAAGACACTGGAGCACAGCTTGGTGTTCATGGCTTAGACTACAAGGCAGTTGCACCCCATGAGATGATTGATGTTACAAGGGCTATCATTGAGCGGTCTGACTTAGACACGACAGGGATTCAAGAGACTATCAGGACATCACACAACGGCTCTCGAACCTTTGTACAATATAAGCTACCGGCTCACACCTTTATTACACCAGACGGCGACACTGCATCCCTTGGATTGTTAGCAGTGTCAAGCTTTGACGGGACATGGCCCTTTATGATTAGTGCTGCAGCTATACAACAAGCTTGTACTAATCTTCAGGTGTTTGTTTCCGGTGAGGTTGCTGTGTTTAAAGCTAAACATACTCGACACTTAAACATTGAGCTGGGCGGTAGGGTTATTACTAAGGCACTGGACTTGTTTGAAAACGAGAGAGAGCTTTGGAGCCAGTGGAGTAACGAAGCAATGACTGACATCCAAGCATTTACAGCAGCCGCTGAAGCTATCAACGCCACATCAGCCTTAAAGATTATCAACACCAACCCGGACTATACCCCCGGTCAAGTTCTTGACGAGATGCCCAGAGTAAATAGCTCACTAGAATATATCTGGGTCACTTGGCAGAACACATATCGAAGAAGGCTTGGTGCAAACCGTTGGGCTTTTTACAATGCACTAACTGATTGGTCTACTCACTCTATTACTAAGAGACAATCAGCAGCGGGGAACATGGCAGCCACCAGAAATAAACGACAAACAATTATTCAAGATTACTTTCAGAGGGCAGCATAGTTTGAGTCAGAACTTAGAGGCAGCGCACAACGATTTTATGAAAGGCTTGTTAACTTTAATGCAAGCCTGTAGTAAATGGGATGTTACAGCAGATGAACTGATTAGATATATTAGAGAGGAGCATACTAATGAAAGTAAAACTAAACGTGATTCTTGAGGCGGCGATTGCGGCGGGTATAGATTCAGGATACATTAGTGCTTATGAGTATAATGATGACCCTTCAGTTTATAAAATTAAACAAAGCATAGAAGATAAAATCTGGGAAGCACTGAATGAAATCATAGACTTTAACGGAGGCAGATAATGGCAACAGCTTACACGCTAGAAAGTAGAATTGTACACTGGCATCACGACCGCAATCTTATTCATGGTTCAACAGACCATCAACAGTTTGAAAAGCTTCTTGAAGAAGTAGAAGAGTTACGACATAACATTATGCACAGTCAGCCAATCACTGACGACATCGGTGACATCATTGTAGTGTTGATTAACTTAGCACACCGTAACAACTTAACATTACATGACTGTATGTCTCATGCTTATGAAGACATCCGACACCGCAAAGGCAAGATGGTTGACGGCCTCTTTGTTAAAGAGCTAGCCTCTAATTAATTAAGGATAAGTAATGACAACAGCAGCAGTTGTAATTGGATTAGTTTTAATCGGAAGTCCTATCTGGCTAATAGGAACAGTAGCAACAGCGTGCTTATTTGCAGAGCTTATGAACCCCTACAAATAAGTTTAAAAAAAACTTAACAAGTGTATCAACTTGTGGTATAATGCCACTTCAATTTAACACCAACAACAGGAAATATAATATGGCTATAGTATCAGGAACGGCTTACTGGGCAAGTGTAACAACACCTAACACTACCTATGAACCAGTCTATACAGTGAACCTAGTAGTCGCTGAAGATGTCGCAGAAAGCTTTAGGTCTAAAGGCTTTGCAGTTAAAGACATGGACGAAGGCCCAGCAATTATCATCAAGCGTAAAGTTAATGGCCCGAACGGAATGCTTCGGTCAGCACCTAAGCTTGTTGATGGCAACAAGAATCCAATTGATGAGCGTATCGGTAATGGTTCTTCAGTTAAGGTTCAATACAAAGAGTGGGAATCTGTATGGAAAGGTAAGACCTTTAAGGGTTTAGACTTTCAAGCTATGCAGGTTTTAGATTTGGTATCTGTCGGCTCAGTTGACGGCGGTGAATTTGATGTAGAAGATGAAATGGAGGAAGCAATTTAATGGGAACATATAAATTAGGAGACACGGTTTACGATGTATCTTTGCTGGACTCAGAGGCTCAAGGATTGTTTGGCCTGCTGAAAGATGCGATGGTCAAGGTACAAGTATCCAACAACGATGTACAATTATATCAAGCAGCAGCCCAGCACATTAAGGGTTTGTTTGAAGATAGGCTCACGGATGAAGCTATCACCGAAGATGCAGAGGAAGCTGAAATTGTAGTTGAAGGCTAACCACGAGGTGACACCATGCCGTTTGTTAAATTCCACCTCCCGTGTAATGACTGCGGGGGGACTGACCCAGTATCACAGAACGATGATGGGTCTGCGTATTGCTTTAGCTGCAATACTTATTTTAAAAACTACGGCACATCGGAAGTGCAACAACCAGATACTGTAATGGACTTTACAAAGTATCAGCCCAATGGAACCGGCAGTGGTTCTAGTTACAATGCCCTGACCGACAGAGGTATTAGTATTGAGACAGCCAAAAAGTATGGCGTTAAGTCTACTACTCTTAATGGTCAGGTTACTAGCCACCACTATCCTTACTTCCATAAGGGCGAAGAGATAGCTACAAAAGTTAGAAAGCTCAACAAGCAGTTTGCTTGGAAGGGCGAGTCTAAAGAAGTCGGACTGTTCGGAGAGCAGTTGTTTAAAGCAGGCGGTAAGTTTATTACAGTCGTAGAAGGAGAGTGTGATGCGATGGCAGCATACGAACTACTCGGAAGTAAGTGGCCTGTAGTATCAATAAAATCAGGAGCACAAGGAGGTGCTCGTGACGTTAAGAATAGCTTAGAATTTCTAGAGTCTTTCGATACAGTTGTCATCTGTTTCGACAGCGATGCACCGGGAAAGGAAGGAGCTAAAGCAATCGCTAAGCTTCTTACGCCAAACAAAGCAAAGCTTATGACTCTTCCCGAGGGTTTCAAAGACCCCAACGATATGCTTAAATCAGGTAAGCATTCCACGTTTGTTAATTGTTTTTGGGATGCTCAAGTCTACACCCCTTCAGGGATTATGAATCTATCTACTCAGCTCAGCGAGTACAAACGTTTACGTTCAGAGAAGCTTCCTTCTATACCCTATCCTTGGGCTGGGTTGAACGCCAAGTTAGAGGGGCTTAGAGCAGGTGAGCTAGTAACTCTTACTGGTGGCACTGGTCTTGGTAAGTCTTCAGTAACTAGAGAGCTTGAGCATTGGCTTATCAATAACACTAAAGATAATGTAGGCATCGTAGCTCTTGAAGAAAACTGGAGCCGTACTGCTGAGGGCATCATGGCTGTTGAAGCTAATGCTAAGCTACACCTAGACAGCGTAAAGAATAAAATAGGCGATGAGCTTCTTGAGAAATATTACCGCAAGGTATTCATGGGAGAGAACGAAGGCCGTGTTTGGATTCATGCTCACCTTGGTGTAACTAATCTTGAAGACATCTTCAGCAAACTCCGATACCTTATCGTTGGCTTAGATTGTAAGTGGGTTGTAGTTGACCACCTTCACATGTTAGTTCTTCAAGCCTTGGAAGGCGACGAACGTAAAGCCATTGATGGTATTATGCACCGACTTCGCTCTCTTGTAGAAGAAACAGGTGCTGGTATGATTCTAGTATCCCACCTTCGTAGAGTTGAAGGCAACCGAGGCCACGAGAATGGAATCGAGACAGGGCTATCACACCTTCGGGGTTCACAGTCTATTGCTCAGCTAAGCGATTGTGTTATCGGACTGGAGCGCAACCAACAATCAGAAGATGAAGTAGAAGCTTCGACCACAAAGGTCAGAGTTCTAAAGTCCAGATACACTGGTGACGTTGGCTTAGCTTGTAGCCTGCACTACGACTCATCCACTGGAAGACTTAAAGAAGTAGATGACGGTGATAACTATGATGCCTTTGACGGAGATGAGCTATGAGTAACTTAGTATTTGATATAGAAGCAGACGGCCTTGACCCCACCAAAATCTTTTGTATTGTTGCTCAGGATGTAGATACTTTAGATGTATTTACATTCGACAACACACAGTTAGACGAAGGCTTTGCTTTACTTGAGTCAGCGGATAAGTTAATTGGTCATAACATTATTGGCTATGACCTCCCAGCTCTTAAGTCTGTAGCCAACATTGACTTAAGCCACAAGAAAATTGTAGACACCTTAGTCCTTTCTAGATTGTTTAAGCCTTCTAGAGAAGGAGGCCACGGCCTAGAGTCTTGGGGTTATCGGCTTCAATATACCAAGGGAGACTACGGAGATAATGAAGATGCTTGGGATGCTTATTCACCAGCGATGCTCCAGTACTGCAAGCGAGACGTTGAGCTTAACACTAAAGTATATCAGCAGCTTCGAGTAGAGAGTAGGGGCTACACCCCACAAGCAGTTAAGTTAGAGCATGACGTTGCTTGGATTATAGATAAGCAACGAGACAACGGCTTCAAGTTAGATGTAAAGAAAGCTATGCTGATGGTTGCAATGTTTCAAGAGAAGTTAGATGCTACAGAAGCTGAGGTACATGAGACTGTCAAGCCCAAGGTTGAGACACAGATACTCAAGCCTCAGTACACTAAGACTGGTGCGATAGCTAAGACAGCTAAAGACCAACACGACAAAGGTGTCAGGCTTACAGACGAAGAGTGGACAGCAATGCTCAACACTGACAAGCCGGTAACCCGTAAGACATATACTGAGTTCAACCTAGGTTCTCGTAAACAGATTGGTGATGTGTTGATTGCAGCCGGTTGGGTTCCTAAGAACTTCACACCTACTGGTCAGCCAATCGTTGATGAGGGTACACTAAACAAAGTTAAAGGTATCCCCGAAGCTGCATTGATTGCTACTTACCTAATGCTTCAGAAGCGTTTAGCTCAGGTAAACAGTTGGCTCAAGACAGTAGAGGATGACGGCAGAGTTCGAGGTTATGTTAATCCTAACGGTGCAGTGACGGGCCGCATGACACACAGTCATCCTAACATGGCACAGATACCAAGCAGTAACTCACCCTACGGTAAAGAGTGTAGAGCTTGCTGGACTGTAGAGACTGGTAACAAACTCGTAGGTATTGATGCCTCTGGCTTAGAGCTTAGAATGCTTGCACACTATATGGACGATAAGGAGTACACAAATGAAATCCTCAACGGTGACATTCACAGCACTAATCAAAGACTTGCAGGACTTGAATCAAGAAATCAGGCGAAGACTTTCATCTATGCCTTCCTATACGGAGCCGGAAATGCAAAGATTGGGTCAGTGGTTAAAGCAGGTCAGTCAAGAGGTAAGCAACTGCGAGAGCAATTTCTTGATAGTCTCCCATCACTTAAAGCTCTTATCCAACGAGTACAACGAGACAGTAAAAAGGGCTTCCTCAAGGGACTAGATGGCCGCAAGCTGACCATACGTTCTGAACACGCTGCACTTAATACATTGTTGCAGGGTGCTGGGGCAATCGTAATGAAGGAGGCTTTGGTTATCCTTGACGGTTACTTTAAGACCTTTAAGATTGATGCTAAGTTTGTAGCCAACGTCCACGATGAGTGGCAGATTGAGTGTAAAGAATCAGATGCAAAACAAGTAGGCGAACTAGGTGTTCAAGCAATTGTTCAGGCTGGTATAAACTTAAAATTAAATTGTCCCCTAGATGGCGACTACAATATCGGAGATGGCTGGCATGAAACCCATTAAAGCAGACAGAAAGAAGTTCGACCTAGACCTACAGTACGGTGAGATACGAGAAGATAAGATTGCAGACATGCTCACCAACAAGAAGATAGAAGTTAAGTCAGAGCGTGGGATGTGGGCTAAGACAGGCAACATCGCCATTGAGTATAAGTCCTATGGTAAGCCTTCAGGTATTGATGCAACAGAATCTGACTATTGGTTCCACAACTTATGTA